GCTTACCTAATAGTCCTAGTTTTAGATATAAAGCACTTAACCCTGCATATCAGTCTGATCCTAGACGTATATTAGGACAACAGTTAATGCAACAAGGGTCATCGTCAGCACCAGTTCAAACACCTTTACAGGGGCTAGGTAGGCTTAGTTCTGCATTGGTTGGTGCTTACCTACAAAAAGGTGCAATAGACCGACAGGTGGCTAGAGAAGGTGAGTATCAAGATCAACTAAGCAACGCATTGTCTGGGATGAATTTACCTGCTAATTCACCAATCAAGGCTCTATTTCCTTTTGCTCCAGAAGCAGCAATAGGTGCTGCAATAACTAGAGACAGTAATTTAGCAATCGCAAAAGCAAAAGCACCTGCTACATTTAGCACACCAACACCAGAGGAAATAAAAGCAGCAGGTGGTAACCCAAATGCAAGTGGTTTTTTTCAAAAAAATAATAAAACAAATAAATTAGAATTTACACGAATAGACAACATTCCTAAAAGTGGGTTTCCATCTTTGGTCAATGAATTAATTAGGATAGATAAAATATCACCAGAAAATAGAACAAGAGCAGATGACTTAATGTTTAAGTTTTATTCAGCACAATTATCAAGAGATAGAGAAGTTCCAATAATGGATGAGAAAACAGGCAATACAGTCTTGCGAAAAATACCAGGTATTAATGTTAAAAGCATTTTGTCAGGTGAAGTTACAGATAATGAAGAAAAAGTTAGTGAAGACAAGAAGAATGAAAATGTAGTTAAATTTGCGAAGCTAAATCAAACTGAATCTAAGTTTGTAGGTCAATTAAAATCTGCACAGGGCGAGTTAGACCAACTTCTAAAGATATTTTTTAAAGATGGTGATTTAGAAAATGGAGAAATCAATACTTCAGTAATTGCAAGTCTTAATATACCAGGTGCATCTTTGTTTAGTGAAGAAGCACAAATAGCTAACAACATTTTAATGAATTTATCAGATTTAAGATTAAGAGATAAAACAGGTGCTACTGCAAACCCTGGTGAGGTCAAATTGTATTATGGTTTAGTTCAACCAAATATAACAGATAAAGCAGGTTTGGTCAGACAGAAGATAAGAAGGTTGGTAAACGAATTAAACAATAATATACAAATTTTCTCTCAAGGAAGAAAGATTAAAGATTTGAAAGAATTAAGTATAAACACAAAAGAAAATACTAGTGAAGAAGAAGTAGAATTTTAAGAGGTGTAAATGTCTAAATCTAAAATTAATGAAAGTGGTGCTAGTGCAGGTTTAAGATCATTAGTGGCTGATGCACCAAACGACAAGAAAAAATCTGTGTTAGAACAATATTTTAATAAAGTTTTTACTACTTCTGAATTACAGGAAAAAAATCCGAAACTAAAACTTATTGATAAATATGGCGAAGATAATTTCTTTTATGTAGATGAAAGTAACAAACTTAACGTGTTTAATCCACCAGGATTAGAAATGGGAGATATAGCAGCAGGTGGCAGAGAAATCGCATCATTAGTTGGTGGTGGTGTAGGTGGTATGGTTACATCTCCTGGTCTTGTAACAACTCCAACTGGCGTTGCTTTTGGAAGTGAAATGGGTGGTCAGTTATACGACAATATATTGAATTACGTTATGGGAAGCAAAGAACAAAGAACAGTACCAGAAAACATTGTAAGAGCAGGTGAGAACATAGGCATGGAAGCCGTAGGTGGCAAGATTGCTGATAGTGCTTTGAAAGGTATTAAGTCAGGATTTAAAAAAGGAACACAGACTTTAACTGGTATCAGACCAGGACAAAGGGCTTCAGACTTTGATAGGATTGGTGTTCAACCAACTTTTTCTACTTTGACAGGTAGCAGAGGTGTAGCAGGTATAGAAAATGTATTAGAAGGTAATGTGTTTGCTGCTGATATAATAGGTGAAGCAAGAGATAAGCTGACAAAAAGCCTAAAAAATGTTTCTAAAAATATAACTAACAAGTTAGGTGACAAAACAACTAAAGAAGCAGCAGGAAGTTTAATAAGAGAAACATCAACAAACTTTTTTGAAAAAATACAAGCTAAAAAAAATGATTTATATACAGCAGCATTTGATGCAGCAGGAAATGTAAATGTTGATTTAGGTAATTTAAAAATATTAAAGGCTGATTTAGAAACTCAATTAGCTTCTGCACCTAATACATTTAAAGATATTCTTGCACCATCATTAAAAAGAATTAATAGTTTGCTCAAAGATGCAGAAGCTAATGGTGGCATTATACCATTAAATATAGCAAGAACTGCAAGAACAGAGATTGGTAAAATTATTGGCCCTGCAACACCTGGTAAAATAAAAATAGATACTACAGGTGATGGTAAATTAAATGCAATCTATGGTGCTTTATCAAATGATATTTTTAAAAGTGTAAATGCAGCAAGTCCAAATGCAGCAAGATTGTTAAAAAAAGCAGATGCTTATACTAAATATGTTTCTAAAAAAACTGGTGGTATAGAAAAGACAATAGAAGACATACAAAAAAAAGGTCTTGACAGTACAGTTTATGATTTTGCTTTGCAAGGTGGTAGAGATGGTAGTCAAAGAATAAGAGATGTTTTCAAAACATTAGGCAGGACTGAAAGAGATACTATATCTGCTACTGTTTTCTCCAGGTTAGGTTTTAGTAAACAAAATGAAGAAGCAGCATGGTCAGCTACAACATTTATGAATAATTGGGATAAATTAGATAAAGGTGCAAAAAACATATTATTTAGATCGCCAAGATTTAAAGAACTTGCAAAAGAAATAGATAGTTTTGTTAGAATAACGAGAGTTGTAGATGAAAGACGATTGTTAGACAATCCATCTGGTACAGCTAGAACTAACACAGCAAGAGCAAGTTTAAGAAATCTAGCTATATCTGGAGGTTTAGCTTTTATTGATCCTTATGTAGCAGGTGCAGCATTTACTGGTTCACTTATAGCACCAAGACTTTCAGCAAAACTTATGACTAGCCCTAGATTTTTAAGATGGCTTAAATCTACTTCACAAGTAGCCAATACAGCACCTAATCAACTAGCTACACAAATTGGAAAACTTGCAGCATTACCAGGTAAGGATGGTGAACTAGCAGAAGCTATAAATGCTTTTACAGGTAATCTTTCACAGAACCTATCACTACCGACAGTCAATATAGAATGACCCAGAAAAGACTACAAGTAGACTCCATGTATGCACACTTGGATGCCGATGGTGATGGAGTTGTTTCTGACCAAGAATTTGAGATGAAACAGAAGCTAGTGCTGCTAGAAAATGAAGATAAGAAACAAGATCAACAAAGATATCTAGTATGGTTTTCTGCTCTATCAGTAACAGTCTTTATTGTTGTTCTTATGACACCACTAATACCAATGGAACGTATAGATCACTTATCAGGCATAGCTGAAATATGGGTGCTTAGTAACATGGGTGTTATTGGCTCGTTTATTGGTTTTAATCAGATAGCAAAGAGAAAGGATACTAAGTAATGGAAAGCATGGTCTTAGATGCCTGGAATGATCTTAGTTACATAGAAGGTGCTTTGTTTACCTTTTGGTTGTTTATTCTTTACTACGGCAAGGTCTGGATAGATAGCCGATTTAAAGGGAAGGAATGTAAATGCTCACAGCGTTAATAGGGCCTGTTAGTTCACTTTTCACAAGTTGGATGGATAAGAAGAAAGTAGAGCAAGAGGGTAAATCTGCTGTTGCTAAAGCAAAGGCTGAAGCAGAAGCAAAGGTTATGGTTAGTTCAGCTACATCTGCTGCTGAATGGGAAAAGCTAATGGCAAAGGGTTCTACACAGAGCCTTAAAGATGAGTGGCTAACACTACTGTTTAGCATACCTCTTATACTAGCTTTCTGTGGTGATTGGGGCAGACAAATAGTAGCCGATGGATTTACAGCCTTAGAAGCTATGCCAGAGTATTACCAATACACTTTGGGAATAATTGTAAGCAGTAGCTTTGCCGTCAGATCAGCAACAAAATTCTTTGGGAAAAAACAATGAACAGCATTTACATGAGGTTATATGACTTCTTCCATGCCATAGCTAACTATTTTTGGCACAAGCACATTAATTCATTAAAGACACGAAAGAGAAAACTAAAATGAATATTGAGCAGCTACGCAAAGAATTAGAGTTGGATGAGGGTTGTAAACATGAAACGTACTTGTGCAGTCAAAACGTGGTTACAGGTGGAATCGGTCACATGATAACAGAATGGGATGATGAAAAGTATCTTGAAGTAGGTGTAGAGATACCAGAAGAACAAGTAAGGGCTTGGTTTGATAAAGACATAGAAACTGTCCTTAGTGACTGTGAATTATTATATGATGACTTTGACCACCTGCCAGAAGATGCACAGCTAATAATAGCTAATATGATGTTTAATCTTGGTTATCCTAGACTGAAAAAGTTTGTAAAAATGAAAGCTGCAATAGATCAAAGAGCTTGGAATGAAGCAGCAAATCAAGTAATTGACAGTAATTACTATAGGCAACTACCAAACAGAGCAGGTCGTTTAGTCAAACGCTTGAGATCATTGCATGGTTCAATTTAAAGCAAAGCATAAGTCTAAGTCTGGTGGTTTATCAGAAGCAGGTCGCAAGTATGCCAAGTCACAAGGCATGAACCTAAAAAGACCAGTAACAGGTAAGGTTAAACCAGGCAGTAAAGCAGCTAAAAGACGAGCAAGTTTTTGTGCAAGGATGGGTGGCATGAAGAAAAAGCTGACAGGCTCTAAGACAGCAAAAGACCCTAATTCTAGGATTAATAAGGCT